TTGTACTTGTCATCCTGGAATCCTTTGTTCTCACCTTTCTTGCCTTTGGGCATCTCCCCAATATTGCCATCAACTAATATCTGGTTAACGGCATAGTCTGCCGCGATGTTCCAAAGCATTGGATCTCTGTCACCAATCCTTACAAGCATATGTTCGAATACATTGTGCAATACCTCGTGTCCAAATAGGAACTCTGCTTCTTTGGGTGTAAGTGAATCTATAAACTTTGTATTGTAATAGAAATATCTGCCATCTGTGCCGGCAGTTGGACACCAATCGTCTGCGTTTACAAGTTTCAATCTAGTTGCAAGGTTGCCAAAGAAAGGATGTTTCAATAGCAAGGCAATCCTTGCTGTCACCAGTTTATCTATGATTCTTTGGTCTGACACTATTTAGACTCCATAGCAGTTATGACATACTTGCCAAACTTCTTATGGAACCTATCAAATGATTTTAACTTGCTAGGATCAAACGGAAGTTTGTAGTTTGTCAGTGCAATCTTGGCACCCATTACAACCAACTCTGTTTCAAAGTTGTCCATCATGTAATGGAAAAACCTATCTGCCTGTTCGTTCCAATTTTTGTCTTTCTTCTCGTGTGCCTGTTGTAGTTCATAACACAAAGAAACTGTCAAAGAATACATCGCTGATATTTCTTTACTCTTAAGGTCCTTGACCTTACCGCTCAATATGTCGGACGGATTTGGAAGTTGACCGCTAACCTTACGATGATTCATAAACTTAACGGCCAATCCCTCTCCTACGCAACCTGCAACGAGGTCAGTGAGCGTACTTTCTGGCAGGTCGTCCGATAGAAGTTGAGATACGAAACTCCATGATCTAGGAGTCGCAAATGATCTACTTGATCCTTTTGGATCAAAATCATATAAATCTTGTTTGGCGAATGTGCAATATCCTACTACATCTGCGTGGATGTGTTTGTCAGTTGCCCATTGTAGCCAATCGTCGAAGTCCACTCTCAATTCAATGTGGACAAATCTGTTTGCCAACGGAGCAGGCATCCTGTAAGTGACACCTTTGTCACTGTCTCTGTTACCTGCGGCCACAATTGACACGCCTTCTGGTAGGTGATACTGTCCTACTCTTCTGTTTAAGATAAGTTGATAAGCCGCCGCCTGTACAGCCGGAGCCGCCGAGTTCAACTCATCCAAGAAAACAATGGCGTTTGACTTTGGATCTGTAGGCAGTTCTGCCGGACTCGCCCATACCATATTGTTTTCTGTTGAATTATAATAAGGAATACCTTTGATATCTGTTGGTTCCCATAATGGAAGTCTTATATCAATAACATCTCTTCCTTCTGCGTCTGCAATTTGTTTTACGATATCTGATTTACCGATACCAGGTGCACCCCACATCATTATTGGTCTCTGTAATTGAATACAATGTGTTAGTGCTGACTTTGCCTCGTTAGGCGTGACAGTTCTATTTTGACTGCCTATACTTGCTTCTCTGTTTTTTGCTTTTGGCATTTTGTACACTCCTGTTAAAATGTTTATAATATGATTATAGCAGAAATATGTTGTACGTCAACCTGGTAAAAACCGCTATTTTACTGGCTTTTTTGCTCGTCTGCCTTGCTCATTGCCCTAGCAAGTCCATATTTTGTAACATCTCCAGCAAACATCATCAATTGTAGGGCCATTTTTTCCATAGTTACTACTATTTTCTTTTTATCCACAAAGTAAGGACAGTCTACAAATTCATCTAACCAAAGGTATGTTTGTGGAGTGAATATTATCTTATCTGGAAATTTTATCTCATAGCATTTGATGTCGAGATCTTGCACCCATTCTAGACCTAATTTGGTAAGCCTTAAACTTCTTGCTTGGTAACTTTCTCGAACATTTTGCCACCATGTAAAATATGCGGTTTTGATGCTTTCTTCATGTATTGGTTGATCTTTGAGCATCAGGAAGGTTCGAGTGTATGCCGTCTTTACGTCCATACACTTAATTATCTAACGTATTTGTCGCCTGATTTTAAAAGATAAACACCAAACTTATCTGTGTTATGTTGGGCATTCAATTTTTTAGCCAAATTCTCTGCGTGTCCAGGATTTGAAAATGACACTTTTTTGTACTTTGGTCCCGGGTAGTTTGCCACCAAACTTGAACTCTTTAGATTAATGGGTTTGCCGTCATAGAATACCGCCCATATTCCTTCGGCCGCCAAGACTTCATCCATCTTGTAGGTAGTTTTATTACTGTGTTGAAGTAACACTGTGGGTTTTGGTCTGCTCATAGTTTTATAGTTGTATTTACCAAAAAACAAATCTGCAGGTTGTATTGATACTTAATTGGAGTTGAAAAAATCTATTCGTTGCTGACTTATGAAACTATTTTTTATCACCGAACTCACCGCCATCCATCTCTATGTTGATTGTTTGTGCCTCTTTGGCAGTTTTGAGTGCTTCGATGATTTCTTCTTGTATTCCCGCCAGTCTGGTCATGACTTGGCTTAAACTGTCAGCAAGTTGATCTGCCTCCTTTGCAGGAATAATAATTTGTTTTTGTCCTTTGAGTCGTAGAGTTCTCACCCTACCTAAAAAATCCTCAATTGGACGTGTTTGTATTTTGGAACTCTTTGACTGCATTGTTTAATACCTGTTGCATTTCTAGTTTAGTTTTCATTGGTCCTTTGTATTCGTATCTCGAAAGTGTGATCATTTTAGGACAATATGCCTTACGCCAACCTTTTTCAAAACAGATTATGTAATAACCTGCACAGAATTGGCTTTTGCTTTTTGGAGTTTTTGTGTAGACCGGCAACTGCTTCTGTACGTCGAACATTGGGTTGTAAGGATGTTGGCTACAAGGAAAACCATGCACCTCAAAATTATCCGTTTGTACTTCGTCTTCTATTTTTGCAACGTTTGATTCTGCAAAAATATCAACCCCAAATTTTGTAATTAGACTTTCGGTGTTTGCGTACACTTGCGTTTCTTTTTCTGCCTTGTTGAGATACACATAACCGTTGTTGTCCTTCTTTTGTAGTGTACCAAGTTTCTGGCCGTTTTGTTCTACTATCCAGAACTTGTCTTTCACTAGTGTCTTTGCCCTTACTGTCATGCTTGTAACCTCGCATTAAATGGCTCTACATATAATTGAGCCTGCTCACTAATCTTATTTAGATCATACTTGGCACAGAACCTCATAAATCTGACTCCGACTTGGTCTATGTTTTTGGTTTCTGCTTTTGCTTGATCTATTGTTTGATCCAATTCTTGCACAATGGCTTCAGGCTGTGCGTGTAAATCAACTAACAATTTGTTTCTTTCATAATCTTCCAGTACTCTGTGCTCTTTACCATCATGATCCACCCACTTGCTCAACATAAGATTGTTCCATGTGTAGCCTTTTTCTTTTCTATCCGCATATGCTTCTTGTAGTCCAATCTTATTTTTTGTGCCTTTTGTCCTTACCCCTGGATATGCCGAAAATATATTATCACTTGGGTCACCTCGCATGGATTTCTCAAAGACAATCCATTCGGTATCAGGTGCTGTCTTTGGTGCTTTTGTTTTCTTGTCTACTACCGGATTGCCTTTTTTGTCAAACCATCCTTCGTGTGTGATAGTTTGTTCTGTGACTCCGTTGTACTGTTTCACGTTTGTTGCAACCAATTGATTAAGATCCTTGTCTGTAGAAAGTATAACATGATTTTGATCAGGATGTCTATCTATCCAACGTGCAATTAGATCATCTGCCTCTGTTCGGGCGTTACGCAACACAGTTGCATTGGTTTTTTCAATAATAAATTTGCAGAAGTCGTCATAACACTCCCAAAAAACTTCATTTTCTTCTTTCTCCTGTTGTGTCATGGCGTCAACGGCGTCTTTACGATTTCTTTTATAAGGCGCATAATGGTCCTTACGCCAACTACGACCTTCTAGACAGAATATTAAATGACTTCCATCAAAATCTGCCCATGCTTTTTTAATTGAATTCATCATTATGTGAATAGCCATACCAATTTTCTCACTTGTATCTCCACGTATCACGTGCCTTGCACGGAAAAAAGTATTTGCTGTATCTACTAAAATATGTGTCATTACCTAATTATAGCATTAATTTGTTTGTGCGTCAACATATGCTTGTTGTAGTATATCTAATGCAATCGACTTATTACCATTAAGATAGTCTTTAACTTTATAATGGGTCTTTAATATTTGATTCCGTTTATAAAATTCCTGGTATAATTCATCTATACCTGTAAGATCGAATTCTATGTTGAAATGTTTACCAATTTCTATAATGCTTTTTTTAAAATCTTTTACTGTAAAAAAATTTTTAATTTTATACAGAAAGATATTATAGTTTTTTGAAACTAATGTTGCAATACGTTTCTTATTCCTTATAATTGAACCTTGCGTGGCCATGTTTTTAAATCCATACATATAACCATCCTTTAAAGTTATATTTTTACTTTTACAATAATCGGGAAAATCATTTCCATTCGTCTTTAAAAATTGTGCTATTGCAGTCTCGGAATACAGATCAGTGTCCGCATCACCCGATCGATTTATGTTTGCTCTTTCGTAATATAATGCCTCTTGTCCTATATCCATGTAAATTATGTTTTTGTTTTCAAAGTCCATTTGGTCATCATACACACCTTCCTCGAATTGAAACTGTCCGGAGTATTTTATTTCTGCATGGCTATTTCCTAGTGCATTGAAAGGTATCTCATGTATGGCCGGTGTTGCTGTACAGAATTTGTCTAGTGTGTACCTTAAAAATTGTCCATGGGTGCCACCCATGTTTAGAATTATGATTTTAGGATATTTCTGTTTTGCCATCGTCTCTCCTGTTGATCTGCACATATCCAGATCCAGTGACGTCGATGCCTTGCTCGTTACCTATAGTCCTACACAATGTTTGAAACCACCTATCAACTATCTCTTCTTGTGATTCGCCTTGGTATCCATGCTGTGTCAACATATTCACAAATTCATCATTCCAATCCAATTCAAAAAAGCCGTTCCTTGGATTTTCTGGATTAACGTTCATGTTAAGAACTTTTACCCAAGGCTCTTCACTTTTCTTTGAATTTTTCTTTGTCTTTGCTTTTGTGTTTTTTGTTTTCTTTACCTTCATAGTCATATTATAGTTTGTTTTTCCTTTTTTTGCAATCATTATGTTCCCCATTTGTTACCAAATAAATCAACATGCAATCTTGGTGAATACTTATAACCATTTTGTAGAGCAATGTCTGCCACTTGTTTTGCAGTTTTTGCCTGCCCTTCCTGTGTGGCTCCAACAGCCATAAGATATATGTCAGCCTCTACACCTGCTTTTTTGTATTCCTCTCTTGCCTTTTCCACTTCTTCGAGATCCTGCTCATCCTGTATAACAAACTTGAAATATAGATGAGAGTTTGGTATGTTTGCATATTGATATGCAACGTCAGGTTTGATTGCTTTTGCCCATTGCTCTCCGGATATCGATAGTTTTGGTGATGTTGACCAAGTGATATGCACAGGAGTTTTTGTATAATCTCCTGCAACCAATCCTTGCAAAAATCTATGGAAGTCAGCCTTGAACAGTTGTGTGCAGTTTGTTTCGATTGTTAAATTTTTTAAGTCTGTGAATTCAGGTTGCCTTAAAAGTTGCTGGGTTTCCCTTTGCCATAACATAGGTTCACCACCAGTCAGTATAAAATGTATGTCAGAGCCGTTCTCGTTTGTCCATCTTTTGTTTGGAGTGTAGTCTTGAATTTTTTTGGCAATATCATCTACGCTGTCCCAAGCAACAAGATGCTTATATCTTGATGCCCAACTGGCACTTGCATCGCAACCTATTTCAACGACTGGGAGATCTCGCACATGTTTTACGTGTGATAGATCCTGCGTCATGTAAGGCATCTCTTCCGGCTTCAACCATTTGCTTTTGTCTCGGCCCTGTCCAAATCCATGGCAATTAAAGTTGCAACCAAATACTCTAAAGAACACACTCGGCACTCCTACAAAACGGCCTTCACCTTGCACACTATAAAATATTTCCGAATACCTTAATTTTTCCATATGTCTGGATAATTCCTTTTCATTGATTCTACTATCTCTTCAACACTCCACGTGCCATACATTCTTTTTTCCAGTTCGGGGTCCAGTTTCTTTTTTATTTTAACTTGCTTTGGTTGTTCTGTCAACTGATCCGGAAAATCACGATATAAAAAATGTTGTATTGTTTCTTTATCTACTAATTGGTTAAATGACACGTGTGATTCGTCTATGTTTTTCTCATTTCGTAGTATGGCAGTCATGGCGTCATCAAGTTGTTGCATATTGCTAAACTCCATCATGATATGGAACTCCGGCATGTCCATTGATCTGAATCCAAGTTTTGACCTGGTAAGTCGGTAACTATTCATCCTTCCCATTTCAACTAGTCCATCGAGAAACTTCCGCATCTTTTTGGCAAAGTCGTATGAATCTACACCTTGCTTATGATCTGCCCAAATGTGATATATGTCAGCCATGTGTTATATTATACATTATTTTTCCTTGCTCCACAAATGAAATGGATTGGGGATATTGTTAAAAGTTGGTAA